AAGAAGCTGAAAAGATAAAAGCAATGACAGGAGGCGGTTGATGTGGCAAAAGGTAGAAACATAGGAGCAACACTGTCGTTGAAAGCCGGAAACTTCTTTGCAAATATGAAAAAAGCCCAAAATGAAAGCAATAATCTGCGTAGTACATTGAACAACACAAGCAAAAAAATTTCTGAATTGGGAGATAAAGCTAAAGTTGTTGGCAGTGCCGTTGGTAAATTGGGCAAAGGGTTAGCTATTGCCGGAACGGCAGCCGCTACCGCAGTAGGAACAATGGTAGCAAAATCAGTCAGTTCATTTGCTGATTATGAACAGCTGACAGGTGGTGTCGATACATTGTTCAAAGACAGTTCGGCGGCAGTACAGAAATATGCAAATGATGCATACAAAACCGCAGGTTTGTCAGCTAATAGCTATATGGAAACAGTTACAAATTTTTCGGCATCACTGATTTCAAGTTTAAAGGGCGATACAGCAAAGGCGGCGGATTATGCAAATTCAGCGTTGGTGGATATGGCTGATAATGCGAATAAGATGGGCACGAATATGACAGACATTCAAAATGCCTATCAAGGTTTTGCAAAGCAAAATTACACCATGCTTGACAATTTAAAACTCGGTTACGGTGGCACGCAAGCTGAAATGAAACGACTGCTTAGCGATGCACAGAAACTTACCGGACAGAAGTATGATATTTCATCATTTGCCGATATTACACAGGCTATCCACGCAATCCAAACGCAAATGGATATAACGGGAACAACAGCCAAAGAGGCAAGCACGACAATAAGCGGATCGTGGGGGTCACTGAAAGCGGCGTTTGAAAATACTCTTGTCGGTTTGACAACAGGCGGAGAAATGTTTGATCAGAGTTTGGATGCACTGGTTGATTCGGCTAAGACGTTCGGGCAGAATGTTATACCGGCAATAACGGGTGCGTTAAGTGGCGTAGGTTCGTTAATTGAGAGTTTGGCTCCTGTAATTGTAGCAGAACTTCCGTCAATGGTATCCGATATACTTCCACACCTTGTTTCAGCCGCAAAGAGTTTGTTTACCGGTTTAATCAGCCAATTACCTGCATTGGGAAAGGCTGTTTTAGATGCAATACCATCAATTTTTGACGGTATGACAGATGTAATCGGTGAAAGTTCTGTAGGAAAATTAAAAGGGTCGTTTGAGGGACTGAAAAATACCATAACTGATACATTTTCAAACATTGGACCAATGCTTAAAAATTTCTGTGAGGGAGGTATATCAACATTCTGTGACGCATTATCTACGGCTATGGATTTAGCCAGTGGAGCTATATCGGTAATTGAGGCATTATCTCCGGTAATAGGAGCAGTTGCAGGGGCGATAATCACATACAAAGGTGCAGTTATGTTGTGGAATGCAGCTGAAACGGCTAAAAATGTTGTTATGGGTATTTCAACAGCCGCACAATGGGCGTTAAATGTAGCTATGACAGCAAATCCGATTGGTATTGTCATTGTGGCTATCGGTGCATTGGTAGGGGCGTTTATTGTATTGTGGAATAAATCCGAAGGATTCCGAAAT